GTGGAGCGTTATGCAGGATGATGGTACAATTGTTGATTTTGATATTCAGGTTGAATCTAATGATTGTCCTCAGCCCGAGTTTAAGGCTGAGTGTGTTCATGCTAAGGATTGTCCCAAGAAGTTGGTAACTGATGCCTCAAAGACTTGTGATCAGTCTTGTGGGGGCCATCATTGCACCCATTGGTCTACATGCAGTCCTAAGATTAAGCCCACTGAGTCTCAACGTAAAGTTCAGTCTGAGAAGGATAAGGCTGTTGCGTTAGCTAAGAAGTTGGCTACGCCTCCGGTTATCCCTCCGAAGCCTGACCGTGCCCTTTTTAAGAAGAAGAAGGATGCGGAAGAAGCTTTGGTGGCTGGTTCTCCTCAGTATGATCAAGCTCCGATTAAGCACTGCCTTGGTGTTGCTCTCAAGGATGGTGCTGCCATTGCTCAAGTGTTATCTTGTTGGCTTGGTATTCTGATTAACAAGCATGTGTATGATGTTTGTGATTCAGTGTCCTTTGCTGGCAAGGTGCACATAAAGACCAAAGTCCTTTATCGTGGTGACGATTGTGGAAACGATGACTTGATGGTGATCGACAAGTATGATGGTTGTCCTGTTGGATTAGCGAAGAAGAAATTTGCTGTCCCGGAGGACTCTCAGAAAGTTGGTTTCATTAACCGTAAAGGTGCGTTCTGTCCTGGTGTAGTTGTAAAGGCTATTGAGGCAGGCGCAACTGGCAAGCAGATGAGGAATACTTGCAGTACCGAGCCTGGTGACTGTGGTGGGCCTTATTTGTCTGTTGACGGACAAGTTGTTGCGATTCACTTTTCTGCGGGGAAGAAGAACAAGGACAACCTTGGTGTTCCAATCACCGATGGCTTTCTTGCGCTTCAGCGAAAAAACTGACTGAGCACATCGGATGTCGATTTTATGACATTCCGGTGTGCAGACCTAGTCCTGTGTTGATTAAGAATCTGCAGGTCATTGGGTATGTTCAGTTTCGACCCGTTGCGAAGTCCCACTTTGTTGCTGCCCCTTGGTGCAGCGACAACCAAGATGATTCGTATCTGCCCAGTGCTATGACCGAGGCTGCCTTAGCTAAGTCATGTGCGAAAGCATCCGACCCCTTGAAGTCTTATCCACCTGAGAAATTAGAGTGGATGATGGCGTTTGGTTTGAAAAACCTTCAAGGAATTTGGTTTGGTGAAAACGTGCGTGTTTACGAGGAGGCGTTACGTGTATGTAACCTCGCGAAGAGTGCTGGTTTCCCCTGGTATTATTGGACTTCTGACAAGTATGATTGCTTGATTCAGGATGCTGGTTTGCTGGAGGAAAAGGTGCGAGCCCTTTTGGCTGGCGCGGATGAATGGCTCCCATTCACCTTGACGCTGAAGGACGAACTAAGAACTAAAGACAGAGTAGAGGCGGAGAAGACGCGAGCCTTCAATGCTTCTGGATTTGTTCACCTTTTGAGTTCCAAGATTCTTTTTGGAATTCAGAATGAGAAGCTTATGGATACTCTCGGACAACATCCAGTCACCATTGGTGTGAGCGTTCCTGGACAACAGTTTGTGTCGACTGTCCTGTCATTGGGCAAGAAGAAAAATTGCTTTGATGCGGATGGTGATGGCTGTGACCAACGTTTTAACCTTAGTGTTGCGCGTGTTGTTCGAGAGCTTCGTAAAGCTTTTATACCAGTCAACTATCATGTTGCCGTCAACAAACTGTATGATGACGTTTATGCAGGCAGTGCGATTGCCTGTGGCGTTGTTCATCGTTTGTTGCACAATAAGAGTGGTTGGGAAAATACTGGGATGGACAATTCTCTATATTTTTGGCTGACTGTGGCCGAAGCTGTGGAAACTCTGACAGGGTTTGCCTTTGAGGAGGTTTGTCGACTGTTAGTAAATGGTGACGATCTTGCTCTCTCAATTGATAGTGAGAAAGTTGGTATTGTGGAGTTGCAAGCGTATCTTGCGCAGTATGGAGTGATGATCTCATTCGACTGTGCTGAGCCGCGTATTGCCCGCGATATCAATTTCTTAAGCCATCACCTACGCGAGAGGCATGTACCGAAAGTCGGTGACGTGCTTGTTGCGGCAGGTAATAAGGCGAAGCTGATGGCTTCTATTAATTGGGTGAAGGTGAATCCTGAGTTCTCTTGGGAGGAGTGTTGTGTTTTACATTTGTTGGGGCTGCGCTTATGCTTATGGCCCTGGAAGATTGATTTTGAGGAGTTGGAAGAGCGTTTGGATGGGTATCTTAAAAAGATCGAAGTCACGCCTAGTATCCGGTCAATGTTGCAGGCTCGTTTGTCTGAGAAGCAGATCTGTGATTTGCATTTTCGTGTGGAGCGGGAGGGTTATTTTTTCTCCCAATCGCTTATGTATACCGTCCTAGGTGAATTTATCAGCGGTATAACTTTGAATTACATCGTTTCGGTGTGTCAGCACGCAAGTTTAAATGCAGAAACCTACTCTCGCTCAGCGCCAGGCTCAGTCCAATCGGGACAAGGCCTTGGCTCGGGGCGGAATGCAGAACTATAACAAGGCTGAGAGGAAGTTGGCGGCTCGTCCTTTGCCACCACTACCTGCTCAGCCAAGAGTGATCCGGATCACTCAAAAGAATCCGGAACAACGAGTTCAGACCGATCTTGCCCCTGGGTTGAGGAACCGAGGACGTGAAGCTTTCCTTGGAGAGAATGTCACGTTCGATGAGTACATTCAGGATATTAACGGATCTGTTGCATTTGCAGCTACTAAGTTTGCAGTGCAACCGGGTATTGCCGCCACGTTCCCTAAAGGAGCTATTAAGGCGGCGTTGTATTCTGAGTGGAAAATGGTGAGCTGCGAGTTTTACTTCAAGCCTGAAGTCTCGCAGTTTGCTGGTCAAGGTAGTACCGGTAAGGTGATCCTAGCAATGGATTACAATGCCGCGAACCCTGCTCCAACCACAAAGCAACAGGTTGAGATTATGCATGTTGAGGATGCTATGCCTTACAACATTATTCGTCTTAGACTTGATGCTTCTTGTGTTAACAAGGCAGATTCCAAGTACATTCGTACTGGGCCTGCTCCTGTTGACGAGGATCTCAAGACGTACGATGGTGGCAACCTGTGGGTTTGCACTATTGGTCAAGCTGGTGCCGGTTTAGTTGGCGAGCTACATGCCCGATACAACTTTCGTTGCACTAAGCCAACGCTCTTGAATCCTGCTCAAGGCGGTTTGCTTCCGCAGACGTCTCTTGCTGTTTATACACAGCATGCTGCAGAGACCTTTGTCACTACGGTGCCGAAGGCCATTGTTTTCGATACGCAGCTGACTGATGGCATCCCTGTTGGTGCTCCTTCAGTTGCGGGTGTGTTCACGCCTGTTGCAGGTAACTATTTAGTTACTGTGAACGCATCACTCCAGGACACGACAGCTGAGGCTTGGTCTGTCATAATGGAGTTGCAGAAGAATAATGCATCGTTGTCTACCCCAGTTAAGTCTGATTCGGAGATGACGGTGGCTGGAATAAACACGGTTGTTTGCCGTGGTTTTATTTCCTGCAGTGGGAGCGATACTGTCCGCGTGTTAGTCACTATGGTTGGTGAGGCAGGGCCTTTGACCTCTGTTGCAGATTGCGCGCAGATTAGCTTCCAGGCGCTTTGAGGAAACTCGTTGTTTAAATATTCATTTTATAAAACCAATAAAATTCTTGTAAGTAAGTAGCGGAGCATCTTCGTAAGTTGATGCTCACTGGCTTGAAGAACCAGTTCTTTAAACTACAAGGAG